ACTTGCGCTCGTTTAGCGTTCCGATCTTTGCTCGCTCTGCTTTTACAAAGTTTAGAACCTCTGATGCTGGATAAAACCTTCCTTCGTGGGTAATTCCACGAATGTCTTTTCCTGAGTCATCATCGTATTGAGTTTCTTGATTCAAAATCAATTGCTCGTTCCAATACTCTGCGTTTACTTCGGCTTGCTTGACTGCATTCTCTATGGACTCTACGTCCCGTAGGTTGGCGAATGGATTGTCACTAACGGGAGCAATGGCAAGTAATTCATCCTTCTCCTTCTGAACAGATTCAATCTGCTCTTTGAGGATTTTGATTTCCTTACGCTGCTCTGCCCATGCCTTAGAACTTTTAGGGTTTTCAATATCAATCCCCTTAAGCTTTGCTAAAGCATAAACATCTTCTTCGGTTAGCGAATCAACGTCAATTTCGTCGGTCTGTGAAAGAACTTCTTCTTCTTCGTCAACGGCATCTTCCACTTCGGCCTCTGGTTCTTCGACTTCTGGCACTTCTGGTGCTTCAGCTTCTAGTTCCTCGGTTTTGTCGGAATCTTCCGTGTTACTACCTTGCGTCTGCTTAGACATTCGGGATGCTCGCGCTTCCTCTAGTGTCAATGGTTTCGCAATCTCCAGAACTTCATTGGCCTCTGGGTTAGCCGCTTCTGCTATATCTGTCATAATCTACCTATTGTTAACCGAACTAGGTGTGTTCGTAATGGTCATTATACGACTGATACTGTTACTGAGACTCTTTCTCAACTAATCCCTGCGTGACAGTTCCTTCAAATTGAAGGTATTCAGAATGCTAGATTGAATAAACTCAGCACCAATGTGGCACTTCTTGTCGAAATTAGGGTCGGTGCGCGTCCACTTGACGGCAATCAACTCATCGCGCATATCTTCAAAGTATTCGTGGAAGGCTCGCCCATACTCTGGGTTGTCTTTCAGTAACTTGATTACGTCTTGGACGCTTTTCTTTTTATTACCCTTCAGTTCCTATTGGTTGCGTGTTGCCGCCCATACGTGCAGCTTGTGTGCCTAGTATGCCGTTTTCAGTAGCGTTCACTTGCTGGTCTAGCTGCATCTGCAACTGCTTCTCATACTCGCCAAGGTAGAACTGGAATGCTGGAGAACCCGCCAGCTTACTTGTTCCAGTCTGTTGCTGGATTTGAGCCTGCTGGTTCTTGTAATCTTGAACTGTCTGCATCCGAAGCTGTGCCGCATTCTGTGGTGCATTCTTAGCAATCTCATTTGCCATCTGTGAAATGTCATTGAGAGTTTCATTCCGCACCTTCTCGCTGCCCTGCTCGCTTGGCATGAGAACCAAGTCAGCAAGCATTGGATCGATTGCTGACAGAGCAATGTCTGTGATGCCCTCTGAGTTCACCCGACCGCTCTTATCAAACTGCATAATCTGATACAGACCAGACAGCATCTTCTCTGTCTTCTCTGGATCGTCATAGGTGGAATTGAAAGACACGATGATGTCCATGTCTCCTTCGCCACCAGACTTAATGAACTGGACTGGCTCTGGGCGACCTGTTACGCGGAAGAATAGTTCTTCTGGCCCATCAATCTTGAAAGCGTCATAAACCATTCGTAGCACGTTCTGACCATGCTGCAAGAAGCGGGTAATCCCAAACCCTTGCATTTGCTGACTCAGTGGGTCTTCGGGGTCTTGACCTGCCATTTGGTTCGCTTCTGCAACCAGAAGTGCTTCTAGCTGAAGGTTGGGTTGGAACTTAGACGGACGGTCAATATATTCAGGCTTGCGTCCCATTGGCCCCGACATGATAGCACCTGGCCCCACTTGAGAGGCATCAACACCTGGAGCCACCCACATGGTCGGACTAATAGACCAGCTAGATTCGTCAATGTAACTATCGCGCAGAACCTTCTGTGTCTTCTGTGCGGCCTTCAGACGCTCTACAATCGTGTTTGATTCGTAGATGGTGCGGAAGTCGTAATTGAACTGAGTGAGGACTACAGGGTAGTTCTTGCGCCCAGAAAGCAGCACACGCTTGGCAACCGTTGGAACACCAGGACTGTCCTTTACTTCTGGGCAGTAGACCGTAAGATAAATGCCCTCCGAGCCATCATCCTTGTCGATGAGTCGCTCAAATGTATAGACAATCTCGATAGCGTCTCGCGCTTTTGTGGTAGTCGTAATTGCGCTGCGTCCAGCTCGACCGTAGTTGTTGTATCCAATGACTCCAACTGGCGAGTTAAACTGACTCTCCGTCATTCCAGTATGATTCTCAATGACGTTCTCAGCCCAATCCTCGTCCCATTCGTCAGACTCTACGCGAGACATAAGCTCTGGCGCGGTCATAATCATTCGCAAGTGCATCCGTGGCGCATCTTGGTAGTTCATGGTATAGACAGGGAAAATAACATCGCTGTCTGGTGATAGCGTCCGAACGTCAGCACCACCCTTATCCCATACCGCCACAGGAATCTCTGCCTTGCCAGTCTTGCGAAGCTCTTTAAGCACACGCTTGGCTCGCTTCTCGTTAACCTCCCATGACTCCACTGAATTTAGCCATTCAATTGCCTCATCGTCCCGATCTTCGTCTGCAAGAATTTCTGCAAGCTCTGGTATGGTTTCTAAAATTTGGTCAAGCTCAAACAGCTTCTTGTGTGTGCGCTTAGTTGGGGGCTTCCAACCGCAGTAAGTGACCATTAACCCCTTCTCGTCCCCATAGGATGACGCAAGCTCCATCTCCCTTGGGAAGTTCTGTATGCCAGAATCACGCAACCATCGCAAAAACACCGAAACCTCAGAACTACGTTGAACGTCTGAGGCTTCTCTTGGGTATGCCCTAATCTGGGACTTGGCTAATGCGTTCATACGCAGAGCCTTGTTGTTGTTAATCTTCTGATCTACTAGCCAAACCTCAGTGTCGCTCGCCCCTTCGTGCGGGAAAGCATCTTCTTGGGTCTTCTTTAGGTCGTCGGACTTCCCCGCCCACTGGCAATTGCGTATGTCGCGGTTACGTGAACACTTCTCAAAGTATCCGCTTAGATCGTTAACATCATCTTGGTAGGAAGACCGAAGCTTTTCATAGTCGAGGTCTTCGGAGTATTCAAAGTCAGAGTCATCCATAGTTTGTAAATTATAACCTACTTACTGTTACTGAGATTGTTTCTCAATAAGCGAAGGACATGGAACGTATAGTTCGTGTTGACACCAAGCGCATCATCAAGGTCAATTGGCCTTTTGTATTTCAAGGAATAACCGCTCAACTCACAGTCCACGCAGTCGATAGTTGACCAGTAGTCAATGTGGTCGCCCACGTAGCTCCTACTCACTCTTGAGTAGGGGGTATCTGTAGTAGAAGTTTCCATTTTTGCTCCCTCGGTTGACTTTTAAGATTGTTTTCGGCTTGTCCAGAATCTTCTTGCGGTTCTTTGGAACGCCCACCAAGACCTTAACCTTGCGATCTAAGTCCTTAGCGTATAAGAACCTTGAGTTGCTTGTCTTCTGTGGCAAAACCTGAACCTTAACTATGTCTGGCGTTGCTGTTTCGGTTTGCACCATTTCCTTGTCAAGAAATTTGCATATCTTCAGAACACCAGAGGGCTTGATTGCCTTGCCCTCCATGTCATCTTCGGTGCAGACTTCTGCCCTAATCCTGCCTACTTGTAAGCGGTGTAGTCCAAGCTCGCGGCCTAGCTCTGTGCATGTTACTGTATCTTTACTCATAATTAATATCCTCCCTTGTTTTTGCTAATTGTTTTCATGTTGCCAATGTGCATTGGCCCTTCGCCCTGGTTGGCTGTTCGCAAATACCTCAAACAGTCGATAGGGTCTTTGAGTGCTTCAGCTTTCTTACCTTCTGGTGTGTAGTTCTGAATGCTGTAAATTGTGTTACCGCAAGACTCATGTATCTTGAGCTTTGGCTTATTGATGGAATCAATCTCGATGTTCGGATTGTAGGCAAACCACTGGTCAATCAACTGAATCCCGCTAGCCTCGCCCCTGCCGTCACTAGGAACAATATACATTCCCTTCTCTTCAAAGTCCGTGAACATATCCTGCTCGTCATGCTCAGATGCCATGAAGCGACTATCACCAATCCGCTCATAAACCTCAACCCCTAAATTCTTCTCAATCTCTTTGAATAGGTGAACGTATGAGTATTGCTCTACGTCCGTCTTAATGGCATACCCTAGTTTCTTCGACGCAGGCCCATGCTTCCACTTTGGCTCACCAAACAACGCCCACTCTCCATGCTCTGATCGACTAGGCCGCTCGGCTAGGACAGTTAAGGTTTGGTCTTTATCGACAGCAGCCCAGAGGCAGAAG